CTACATGGATTAAATTAAATTAAATTAAATTAAATTAAATAGTAAAACTTCCTTGTTCTTGTCCGTCTTTCAAGTATTCAATCTTCACTTGATACGGGAAATCAATAGAACCACCATATCCTTGACGGTAAATGTTGTACGCTTCTTGAGGATTTAAAGGATTTGCGAAATATTTAATATTTGACGTATATCCTGAAAAACCACCCAAAGGAGTAACATACAAGGGTGCGTTATTAGCTACCTTTGCTACACCAGGTAATACACATGTTCTTACGAGCTTACCATCAATATATACATCCATGCTTCTACCATATAAACTGGCAATTACATTTACCCATTTCTGTACTGGAATATTATCTACATTACATGTGTGTGTAGAAGATTCGCTAGATTGAGATGAAGGATAAACCGTAGTTTCAATCTTTAAATTGTTCTCAATTGCCCCTAAAACAATAGACGGGCTGGGATTTAAATCACCATCCAATCTTCCTAAAACAATCTTAGGTTCACCATATCTATAACTCCAGTCGTCAATATACAACCATACAGAGTAGGCATAATTCGAAGCGTTGTTTTGCGCTAAACTACCAGCGTCTATTTTGGTCACTTTCTTCGCGTCATTTAATCCGGTGAGTTTATTAGCACTACCCATAAACCATCTTAATAAGAGTACGAGTAGTATGAATAATATTACTCCAATTACAATATTTCTAACGGACATATCCATAATATAATATACAGTTAGAAATTTTCTAAATTACTGGAGGATTAAATCGGTTCACTGAGTTATACGCCCAGTTAATTTGGCTTCTGGACATGCTATCTTTGTAATAATTCACGTTACAAACACCTCCATGTAAACCATTTGTTGTACCTGATGTCATGACAGTATTATGATTGTAAGGAATAACTCCGGGGGTAGAAGATACTAATTGATTATTTATAAATATATCCAGGGTTGACCCATCGTAATTGACAATGATATTATTCCAACGCTGCATGTGAAATTTGTCTGTTTCGTAAATAATTTTTTCTGTTTTGGATTGTGTTTCCATTTTAATACGCAATGTGTTTTTTGATACATTGAACAATATATTTGGTTTATTACCAATGTTGATTAATGATGTATATTCGTCGTATTTAGAATTGGTTTCAGGGGGAAGGGAATCAATATATATCCAACTTGATATCGCATAATGATATTGAAATTTATCATTTACGTAATTTACCTCACGGAATGTTCCTAATTTTGTTTCTACATTTAAATGCTTGGGGTCTTTTACTAATTGTGTAGAGTTATGAGTTAGTATATGTTTTGCTATCCACGGTGATAAGAAATATAATGAAATTAATACTACTTCTATTAATAAAAGAATAACAATCGGTTTCGTAGTAATTTGGTATTGATATTTTATGTAATCGATTAGCTGTAATATTAGGCACGGTATGTAGGTAATTATTTTCTTGAGTAGTCCTATAACTGACGGTTTATGGTCGGTTGGTTCGCCCTGAGATAATCCAAAGTATTTTACGACAACGGTTAGCAATCCCGTGATGATCAACGCATTTATGATAAACATGATAAATGTGGTTGCGTCTGGAAAGTAATTGAAGATGTTAAACAATGCTATCATAATCGCTACGAGAATAGCACTTGACCCGAACAATGTAATAAACTTGCCGAGATAACTGAGTGTGTTTGATGTAGTTACATTTTCACCGGCATTTTTCTTTCTTCTATAGAAAAACAGTGCCATTAGTATTAAAAATCCGCCTAGAAGACTGATAAAGATTGTCAGTCCTGCGTTGTTATCGGTAATAATATCATATGGATTTCTCGTGTAAAGAATCACGACTATTGTTATATATGCCAAAAGTCCTAGAACAAAACCAATCTCTGTAGGATATTTTTTAAGATAATATAAGGATAGTAACGAAATATACTTTACGTTGTATGTGATTGAATTCAGTATTGATGATTCAGGTGAAGGATTGTATGATGGTTTATCCATATCTCCAAGTCCATCTCCATCTCCATCTCCATCTCCACCCATCTGTCCTGTTATCGCATTATGTTTGCCATTATGTTTGTCATTGTGTTTGTCATTGTGTTTGTCATTGAATTTATTCTTTCCCATTAATTAATCATTAGAAATAAATTACAGGTTTTCCATTGCGGTTTTTCGTCCATGACAATCTCTACATAAAGCTACTAAATTATCTACATGATTTGAACCACCATGTTCTAAACGTATTTTATGATCTACTTCAAACCAAGCAGGTAATTGTTTTTGACAATGTCCACATTTCCAACTCTGTTGCGATGCTACAAATTTCTTCTTTGTTTCGCTAACACATCTTTTTGTGCCAGTTTTACCGGATTCCATCATTCGATTAATTTGGTGTTGTTGGTGTTGTTGTTGTTGTCCATATCCTCCACTCATACCACTTTCCATAAAGGGTGTTTGATTTGTAAAATCAGTAAAGGGTGTAAACACGTCCAATGTTGATTTTGCGCTGGGCATGAATTTTACTATATTGGTCAATTCCTGAACCAACGAACGTGATTGATTAGGATTCTTCTTAAGAAATAAGTAGATACTTAGACCAGCAAATGCGAAACCAGCCATTTTAAAATACTTTTGCCAAGACTGTAATATTTTTATATAATTTCCATCATAGTAGGTATTTGCTATAAAAAAACCAGATACTGCTAAAACCAACAATTCTAATTTCATATAATATTTATAAAGTTTATTTTTTACAAATGTTATGTTTATTATGTTTAGATGTTTATGATGTTTATGATGTTTATGATGTTTATGATGTTTATGATGTTTATGATGTTTATGATGTTTATGATGTTTATGATGTTTATCATATTATATGAAATTAGAATTTATCCGTGTTTTATGTAATGGATAATTTAGTTGATTTTCGTAGTGATGTTCTTGGTTTACTACTGGATTTGGATTTGGATTTGGATTTGGATTTGGATTTGGATGCTCTTGAATTGGATAATAACGACATAACACTTCTTGGCGAGTGGTTAATGTCATTGGTAATGGAGTAATTCCGTTTAAGATCTCTAACGGGTCGCATTTGTGTTCCGTTTTCTAGGATGTTATTTAATGCCTTAATATCCTTTGTAAGTTTAATTATATCTATTTTCTCTCCACCATTCGTATATATGTTCTCTACCAACATTGTTCGAATTCTATTCAAATATTTTTTTTTTGTCTCTAGTGGCAAGTCTATCTTTTCAAGATTTATCTCAAAGAAATTGTAATACACTGTCATTAGTCCAAAAATATCACTATTGAAAAGATACACCTCAGAAAAATACTTGTTTACATCAAATTCTAGTTTATCATTCGTAAACTTCATTAATATGTCGGTTATGTAGTTAGACAAATAGTATAGATAATATCCATATTCAATTAGGTTATCCTTCTTCACATCCGGGAGAAACGTCTCATCACTAATCCCTGGAGAGAAAATCATTTTAAATAAGACTACATTATCATCATAATAACCATAATAACGCGCTAATTTAATCAGGTATTCATTTACTACATAATTCCTAATATTCACACGATTAAATAGGACATCGTCGTCCTTGACGCGTTGTAAAAATGTTGCGTAATTCATCTTGAATTCATCCGATAACATCATAGATGAGAATGGCGTATTGAATTGAAGCGGACGATTCATAATCTCGGACGGGATGGTGTTAGTCTTAGTCTTAGTCTTAGTATTGGTATTAGTATTGGTATTATCCTTTACAACTCCAGCCAGACCCCAATCAATGATGCGAGCATTCAATTGTTTATCTATCATGATGTTTCTATCCTTTAAATCATGATGAATCACACCAGCTTCGTTCATTGGTCGTACGCCTTTTGTAATCATAGCAGAGACAACTTCATTTAATATAAACATGCGTTCTTTTGTTATCTTATCGTCTGAAACCAACCAATCCTTTAAATCCGTACCAGCATCTGGCATGTTTAAGATGGTCAAACGACCAATACGACTATTTACATTCTTTTCGTTTATATTGTATCGAGTTAAGGCGTAGCATTTTTTATCGAAATGTTTCATATCATCATCTGTTAATTTCTCCGGTTTACACATGTCAACATCTAACAAGTAGTGTTTCTGATAATCCTTAATTTTCTTTAATCTGTCCTTAATTATTGTTATCTCCGACATTTCTTGCTTACCATGTTCCTCAATTGACATTTTACTAACACCATTTATTCGTGTATCACTACCTTTACACCGCAGAGCTGGCTTAAATATACAGCCAAATCCACCTGACGCCAACGCTTCACCCCCGCGACGACTTCGCCCGGATCGACGACGACCGTCTCGCACATTACCATTCTTTCCCCGTTTATATGTATATTTACGCATAGGTTTATCTGTATTTTTTATATTGCGATTATCTCTACGCCTTTTCGTGTATCTCTGGTTCATATCTATATTGACGAGAGAATTATTTTTTGTACAACCAGTATCCGCATATTGTCAACGCGATAATAATCCCAACAAACAGCAATTTTTTTCTATACTTTATTTGCTCTCGTAATATAATTTCTTTCGGTTTGTATAATTCATAATAAGCATCAAGTGCTTCTGTAAATGTCATTTCATCTTTACCTAATTGTGTATTGACTTTATTGTGGATAAAATGAACCCATTTTAAAAAAGAATCCTTTCCTTCTAAATAAGGGGATACGGGATATTTGTCTAACAAGACACTAAAGTTATTTCCTATTTTTGGATGAGGAATAAATAAGGGGAAATTCGACAACAGGTCATAATATTTTTTTTGCGTCACCTCGTTTGCCTTTAATGGATATGAGATTGCCAAGGTCATTAAGAAAAACCAGAAATGAGGTCCCCACACAGTTGGATCAAACATTTTTTCTGTCATTACTCTGAAACAATATAAAAAGATACGTAAATTAACATATAACGATAAATGAATAGAACATTTAATTTTTGTAATAATTGTGGTAAGAACGGACATGCTTTCCATACATGCAAACATCCGATTACAAGCATAGGTATAATAGCGTTTAGAATGTTCGAAAATAAACTTCAATACCTTATGATAAAACGTAAGCATAGTCTAGGGTTTGTAGAATTTATGAGAGGTAAATATCCTGTAAATAATTTTGAATATTTAACAAACATATTTAACGAAATGTCCATTTATGAACGTGAAAAGATACGTTCTTCGACCTTTGCTGAATTGTGGACCTATTTATGGGGAGAACAAATGGGTATTCAATACCGAGGTGAAGAAAAAACATCAAATGATAAGTACGATGCGTTACAAATCGGTATTGATCATCATAATAAAAAATATAATTTAGAAACAATCTTAAATGGAAGTTCCTCTATATGGAATGACCCCGAATGGGGATTTCCAAAGGGGCGTCGCAATTATCAAGAGAAGGATTTGAATTGTGCTTTAAGAGAATTTGAAGAAGAGACTGGATATTTAAAGACAAACGTTCGATTGGTTCAAAATATCATTCCATACGAAGAGATATTTACAGGGTCAAATATGAAATCATATAAGCACAAATATTTTGTCTGTAATATCAATGCCGATATAAATCCTACCAATCAATTTCAAGACACAGAGGTGAGTGACATCAAATGGATGTCATATACAGAGTGTATGGACAGCATTCGACCATATAATTTAGAAAAAATACACATTTTAAACAAGTTAAATAATGTTTTAAAACAATATAGATTATATTAACAATATAGATTATATTAACAATATATAAGTGTTATGGAAAATTCTAATCCTACAGAAAGAGATATTTCAGATAATAAGCCAAATATTTTAGATAACAATCCAGATATTTCAGATAACAATCCAGATATTTCAGATAACAATCCAGATAGTTCACAGATTGTAATAAAGGCTAAAAACCCAAGAAAAAAGAGAGCAACCAAGTTAAAACTGAAGTTAAACAACATTCCCGACCTGACGGAGGAAAATATTGAATCGGTATTCGACCAAAATTTCGATAAAATAGATTTAGACGACCCGAATTACAATACTTTTTTGAAAAAGAAGGAATTATTAAACAGACAATTCATTTCACAGCATGCGAAAGAGAATACCAGTTTATATCCGTCGCTAGACGATCGTGATTTTAACATTAAAATAGCGGAAAAGGAGGAGTTTAACGAGACCAAATACGACGGAACATTATACGACATTGAGAAACAAGCAAAAATATTATGTGAAGCCGATTTTGAATTGGTACCACACCAATTATTCGTGCGAAATTTTTTAAGTTTCCAAACACCATATAATAGTTTATTATTATACCATGGTTTAGGAACAGGCAAAACATGTAGTGCTATTACTGTCGCGGAAGAAATGAGAACCTACTTAAAACAATTAGGGATTGCGCAACGCATTATAGTAGTAGCTTCACCCAACGTTCAAGAGAATTTCAAGCTACAATTATTTGACGAGCGCAAATTAAAATTGGTGGACGGTATTTGGAACTTAAGAGCATGTACTGGTAACAAATACCTGAAGGAAATTAATCCAATGAATATGAAAGGACTATCACAGGAAAAGGTGATACGACAAATTAAAAGTATCATTAACAATGCCTATCTATTCTTGGGTTATGTAGAATTTGCTAACTTTATCACGAAAAAGTCGATGGTTGACGAAGAAGACCCTAAGAAGCGCAAACGTGAGATGATACGAAGGTTAAAGAAGTTTTTCAATAATCGATTGATAGTTATCGATGAAGTTCATAATATTAGGCTAAGTGATGACAAACAAGATAAACGTGTTGCGCAGGAATTGTTTAAACTGGTAAAATATGTAGATAATTTACGTCTGTTATTTCTCTCTGCTACTCCAATGTACAATAGTTATAAGGAGGTGGTTTGGCTTCTCAATGTCATGAATATGAATGACAATCGTTCGACTATTGAAATTGGGGACGTTTTTGATAAGGCAGGTAATCTGTTGATTTCAGAAGACGGAACAAATATTGGCGAAGAAACCTTGCGTAGAAAGTCTACCGGATATGTATCGTTTGTTCGTGGTGAAAACCCATATACGTTCCCATATCGAATATTTCCATCACTATTTTCGATTTCGAACACGTTTAAAGAAATAGCATATCCACGTAAACAGTTAAATGGAAAGGAAATCGTCCAGCCTTTAGAACACTTAGATGTATACGTGAATACATGTGGTTCTTTTCAGGAAAAAGGGTACAAATATATCATATCCCAAATCAAAGAAAAGGCTGGAAAGACTAAATTAGGACTCCCTAGTTTTGAGAACATGGATTCATTTGGCTATACCATATTACAGAAACCCCTTCAGGCATTAAATATGGTTTATCCCAACAAATTGTTAGATTCAAACAAACCTGGATTCGACGGCAAAATATTATTAGGCAGTGAAGGATTAAAAAGGACTATGAAATTTACAGAAACAACCAACCCTCCTACAAGGAAGAACTTCGAATACAAAAACAAAAATGACGATTTTGGAGAATTTTTCGCTCCCGAAAATATCGGTAATTATAGTTCCAAGATAAAAAGCATTACTGATAACATTATGAAATCAAAAGGTATTGTTTTAGTGTATAGTCAATTTATCGACGGAGGTGCGGTTCCCATAGCTCTTGCTTTAGAGTCGTTGGGATTTACTAGGTTTGGAACCAAGGCGTCCAATTTATTCAAAAAACCTCCAAGAAAGTCGATAGACGTGAATACATTTTTACCTCGCGACGAGATGGAAAATCCGAATGAGTTTCGACCAGCTACATATACTATGATTACAGGTGAAACAGCATTATCTCCGGACAAGGTATTTGATTTGAAAAACTTGACCGACGAGGATAATAAAAATGGCGAGAAGATCAAGGTTGTCATTATTTCAATGACAGGGTCCGAAGGTATTGATTTTAAAAATCTACGCCAAGTTCATATTTTAGAACCGTGGTATAATTTAAGTCTAATCGAACAAATTATAGGCAGAGCGGTTCGTACATGTAGTCATAAACAACTACCATTCAAAGAGAGAAATGTTGAAATATTCTTGTATGGGACATTAATGTCTAATGTGGAAGAAGAGGCAGTCGACTTGTATATCTATAGATTGGCAGAATTAAAGGCGGTTCAAATAGGTCGGGTTAGTAGAATATTGAAAGAATCGTCGGTAGATTGTATATTGAATATTGACCAAACCAACTTTACAGAGGAAAATATGAATACAGTCGTACAACAAGAATTGTCGAATAAAATGGTTATTGATTTCCCGATAGGAGACAAGGCGAAAACGGTATCTTGTGACTATATGGATACGTGTAATTTTAAATGTAAACCATTCAAGAAAATCACAGAAGAAGATATCAAACTGGATACTTATAACGAGTCGTTTATATTGATTAATACAGACAAGATTATACAGAGAATAAAGGATCTGTTCAAAGAGAGATTTTTCTACAAAAAAGACCGATTAATTAGTGAAATAAATATTATTAAGAACTATCCTTTGATACAAATTAATGCCGCTTTAAATGTTCTTATTACTGACCAAAATGAATATATAGTAGATAAATACAACCGCATTGGACATATGATAAATATCGACGAATATTATTTATTCCAACCGATTGAATTGAACAATAACCAGATAAGTGTTTATGATAGACGTAATCCAGTAGACTACAAACATAAAGAAGTAGTAGTGCCTATTCAAATGAAGGAGGATGACACTTTAAAATTAAAATTAAAATTAAAAGAAAAGAAAGTTGCTATTGGCGATAAGATGAGCACAAAGAGTGGGGATGGATCTGGACCTGGAGATAATGGCAAAACATCCGGAAAAACTGGAAATATTATACCAGGAACTATGGAGATACAAGTAATGGAAGACGTTACAAAGAAGTATAACATGGCTATGAGTGATGTGAATAATATGAAACGCGGTGAAGATGACTGGTATTTGTTTGCAGCATATTTAAAGACGAGTAATTATTTAGCAACTAATGTAGGAATCGATGATAATACGTACGATGTTTTCATTGTGGCACATATTCTGGAAAACATGAATTTTAACGAAAGTGTCAAGTTATTAAACCATATCTATTTTACAGCAAACAATGAATTAAAGATGACTACTATGGAGGAAAAGATAAAGAGATATTACGATGGTCGTATTATGGAAAACAAAGGCGTTATTGGTATAATTTGGCCAAAGGATAACAAACAATTTTTATTAGTGAAAGGAGCTAATGAGTGGTCACCAGGTGAACAAGAGGATTATACTGATTTAACTCCCGAGTTGAAAAAAACCATTATACCAATTGATAACTACAATACGTACGTAGGGTTTATAGGAAATTTTAAAAACGAATACAATATATTTAAGGTAAAGAATATGACAGATAAACGTAGCAAAGGTGCTAGATGTGATCAATCGGGCAAATCCGACGCTACCAAATTGTTGAATTCAATTATTGAAGAATCGAAATATACACCTACAAATACAAAAAGTAGAAACAAGTTGGAATTTTGCGTATTACAAGAAATGTATCTACGGTTTTACGACAAAATAAAGAAGAATGAAAAACGTTGGTTTTTAAATCCATGTGAGATGATAATAAATAATATCGAAAAATTATCAGTTTAGACACATGTGAATTGTTGTTCATTTCGAGGCGACCATGAGTCTTCAATAGTAAAAGTAAAAGTAAAAGTAAAAGTAAAAGTAAAAATAAAAATTGAATTGAATTAATTTAAAGAATAAACTCTAATAATATATTAGTAATGGATGCTTCAGTTGTTAAGAAAGATTACCGTAAAACCAAAGAAACGGGAGTGTATATGAATTCTTTACTTTCGAGAAAAATCCTGTTACCATTCAACAAAATTGGTAAGAACATTAAGGAAGTATTAGAAAACAAAGTAAAGAGAGAATTAGAGGGAAAATGTACTGTAGAAGGTTATGTAAAGAAGAATTCTACGAAAGTTTTGACTTACTCCAGTGGCGTTCTATTTGAAAACAAGGTAGAATTTGATATTGTATTTGAATGTTTAGTGTGTTGTCCGGTAGAAGGTATGCTTATTAATTGTCTTGTGAAAAATAAGACGCAGGCCGGAATTCGTGCCCTACTTGAGGGAGATACGTCACCAATTGTCGCCTATGTGAGTCGCGATCATCATTACAACAACAAATATTTCAATACTGTAAATGAAAACGATGAAATCACAATACGTGTCATTGGGCAGAGATATGAATTAAACGATGAACAGGTTAGTGTGATTGGCGAAATAGTCGAACCTAAGACTGAAAAAATGAAAAAGAGTGGACCAGTCATAAAGCGCAAACCAAAATTAGTTATTCAGGAAAACATTTAAATACAAATTATATTGTTATACAATGGCCGGATTAATCCAACTAAAAGAAAGAATCGAAAAGCTGAATAAATTCCATCAAGTCGAAATTTTAAAACTATTAAAAACCGATACAAGTTGTACACTTAATGAGAATAATAATGGTATTTTTGTAAATCTTACGAACGTAAACACTAATTTGATTACTGAATTAGAAAAATATCTTGATTATGTTGTAGAGCAAGAAAAACAATTGGGTGATATTGAACAGCATAAAGACATGCTGTCAAATACATACTTTAAAGATAATAAAGACAATGCGTCTATTACATTAAATGCTGAAGCATAACAATAACAATAACAATAACAATAACAATAACAATATGATTGACGACATGAGTAAATACATGTTATCATTAAAAAACATTTCAAATATAGACATGTTTTTTACTGATGAGAAAACATTGAAACTAACAACACCAACGAAAAAAAATATTACATCAGTGGTTGATATTTTTTTCCCTAGACAACGAGATATGTTATTCTGGTGTTTTTATATTCTCTTACATGATATGAGTGGTTACGAGATGACGTCTAATTATTTTACGACTGAAAAGGAATGTAAATATAAATGGATAGAAGAGTTTCGTTGTCGTAAAGAACTGTTTAAGCCAATCAAGGTAAGTAGGAATGTAGTAGAAGACGAATTAGCAAATGCCCGGACAATTTCCATGGCAACCATTAAAGCTATGTGTCACTTAAAGAATATAAACGTGTTTTATATTGACAATAAAAAATTCTATGAAGTTATTATCAACGAAGATACACCTATTCATGTAATTGAAAAAGTAGACGGTAAATATGGTATTAAACAAAATATGAATATAGACAAGATTGATTATTATCGGAATCATTATTGGAAGTTAGAAAATTTAGATAAGCCCCTCAAGGCTATCTCTAGTTATAAATCAGAACAATTAAAAGATATTTGTAAGAGATTGAATATTGATATTCAGCGTGGAATGACAAAGCCACAAATGTATGAGAAAATAATGAGTAAATTATAGACGACTACACGAATAGACGACTACACGAATAGACGAATAGACGAATAGACGAATAGACGAGTGGAGTTGATTAGTATCGACCATTTACCTGTGTGACAACAATATCTGCGACAATCATGACATTTAAAATTTAAAATTGAAACCTATATAAAATAATCTGTTCAAGTATATATACACAATGTCGGAATTAAATCCCCAACAACAGTTTGATAATATTACAAATAAATATTTAGAAAATGTTGCCAAATTAGGAGATGGTATTCCAGAATTTGAAATTCGGTTTGGTACTCGTGGCATTAAATCAATTTCGAAAATTGATTTCGACAATGTAATTCAAAAACTAAAGTCATCCGGATTCGAGTTATTAAATGTAAATGCGTATTCACTCAAGATGCAAAGTGAATTTCTAGATAAGAAAACCGGCCAAACAAAGCAGTCGAATGTACGTGTTGAGATTAATGGTATACAACAAATTCAACAATACTGTGAATCCAATTCACTTCAAAATGTATATGCCGATTATACACAAAAACGATACGCGGTCGTTGATGATAAACCAGTTTATCCAGTTGATATCGACGATTTCAATCTACGTGCTTCTTTTCAAACGGAGAAAAAAATCCAACCACATAGTTCATTTGCTGAAAATATTAAGTCGTCGTGGTCTGATAGCAAAAAAACATTTCGCTATATTAACCGCACATCTTTCATTCATAAGGATTTACCGATCCGTGTTGATTTGAGTATTGTAAAAGATGGATCCATGGAAGTAAGCGAGTACAAGGGGCGAAAACGATACCAAATGAAACCAGAATACACAATTCAATCAGCAAATGTGTTTGATAATATAGAAAAATATGAAATTGAGTTGGAAGTATTAAACAATAAGGTGGGTGCCGGTACGGATTATGCTAATGCTAAGGTACTTACAAAGGGATTAAGGAAGTCAATCATCTACGTTCTATCCGGTCTTCAAAACACGAATTATCCAATTCCATATAGTGAAATTACACGAATCGGTGCGCAATACTTGAAGTTGGTTCATGGTAAAGAATACAACGAGAGGATGCGAATGAAGCCTAAAATGTTCTTGGGTCCATCATCATCTACTTTACAGATGGCAAATATTGCGCCAGTAAATGAGGATACGATTATCCCTAATATTCGTAATGATTATACTGTGACCGAAAAGGCAGATGGTATGAGAAAATTATTATATATTAACGATCAAGGTAAGATCTATCTAATTGATACAAATATGAATATTCAATATACGGGTGCTATGACAAAAGATGTTGACTTAAGACAAACGATTTTAGACGGTGAACATATCTTACATAATAAAAAGGGAGAATTTATCAATCTATATGCAGCATTTGATGTATATATCATTAATAAAAAAGATGTTCGTGCGAATTCGTTTATCCCACCACCACTAGACGTTAATAAGGATGTTATGATGGCAAAATATAGACTGCCTTTACTTATAAATATTATAAAAAACTTAGGCGCTGTTTCTTCTGTAGCTGACAAACCATCGCCTATGCGCATTGAAAACAAGAATTTCAAAGCAGAAAGCTCAAATGTAGATATATTTCAATGTTGTAATACAATAATTGATCAAGAGAAGCAAGGACTCTATGAATATGAGGTAGATGGTCTCATCTTTACTCCGGCATATTTCGGCGTAGCTAGCGATAAAGCAGGTCAGGCGGGTTCTTTGACCAAGCCAAGTTGGGAATATTCGTTCAAATGGAAACCTCCTGAATTCAATACGATTGATTTCCTAGTGACTACTAAAAAGGATGTAAACGGGGGTGATGATTATGTTGGAAATATTTTCCAAGAAGGAACAAATACGAAATCATATGAACAACTTTCACAATATAAAACACTTATTTTAAGAGTAGGTTTTGACGAAAGAAAGCATGGATACATTAATCCATGTGCGGATGTTATTAATGACAAATTGCCTGTAGTTAATTATGATGGGCAGTCGGGGAGTAGAGGAGAGGATTCCTATAAACCACTACCCTTTTATCCGACGAATCCATTTGATGCGGACGCTAATGTTTGTAATATTATGTTGCAAACAGATGAAAGTGGTAATAAGCGACTATTTACAGAAGAAAATGACGTATTTAGTGATGGTATGATTGTTGAATTTAAGTATGATTTCACTCGTGAAAATAAGTGGCGATGGATTCCATTGCGTGTTCGTTATGACAAGACAGAGGAATACAAGAAGGGGTTTCCACAATATGGCAATGCGTATCATGTAGCAAATAACAATTGGCACTCAATTCATAACCCGATTACAGAAGAAATGATACGTACTGGTGACAATATTCCAGAAGAACTTGGCGACGACGATGTTTATTATAATCGCGTGACTGGTGTGTCCTCGACCAGAGGTTTACGTGATTTTCATAATCTGTTTGTGAAAAAATTACTAGTAACAAGTATAGCAAATAAAGGAAATACCTTGATTGACTACGCAGTTGGCAAGGCCGGAGATTTACCAAAATGGATAAATGCCAAGTTGTCCTTTATCTTTGGTGTTGATATTTCAAAGGATAATATTGAAAATCGTGTTGATGGCGCATGTGCTAGATATCTAAATTATCGTAAAAATTACAAGGTTATGCCACATGCTTTATTTGTTCATGGAAACTCATCACTCAATATTAAAGATGGCGATGCGTTGTATAATGAAAAGGCAAAACAAATTACTAACGCTGTGTTTGGAGAAGGTCCAAAGGATAAGGAAAAACTAGGGTTAGGTGTATATAGACAATATGGCAAGGCTAATGAAGGATTCAATATTAGCTCTTGTCAGTTTGCTATCCACTATTTCTTTGAAAATAAGAAAACACTCAATAATTTCTTGCGAAATGTCAGTGAATGTACCAAAGTGAACGGATATTTTGTTGGCGGTTGTTACGATGGAAGTGCTATATTCGATTCCTTGCGGGGGAAAATCGCTGGAGATAGTATGTCTATCTTAGAAGATGGTAAGAAGCTATGGCAAGTTACAAAAGGGTATGATAGCGATACATTTGAGAATGACGAAACGTCACTAGGTTATTCTATTGATGTATTCCAAGAAACTATTAACAAAACATTTCGCGAATATTTAGTTAACTTCGATTATTTAAATCGATTGCTAGAAAACTATGGATTTGTTCAATTAACAAGAGACGAGTGTAATGAAATTGGTATTCCAAGTAGTGTAGGTTCATTCCAACAATTATATGGATTAATGGAAAATGAAATCAATAAATTCCCCAAAAGAAAACTTGAATATGGTGATTCGTTGAAAATGACACCCCAAGAGAAACAAATATCATTTTATAACAATTACTTCATATATAAAAAAATTAGAAATGTAGATACCAGAGCTGTATACAATACAATGGTTGGTAGTTCCAAATTCCAAGAACAATTAAACAATATGAATGAAGAAACTGCGGATCAAGCCGTCGAGGAAGAGGAACAGGTTGTAAAGGTGAAGGCTCCTAAAAAATTAAAACGCAAATTGAAATTAGTACAAGTAAGTAAGGATAGTAAGGATAGTAAGGATAGTAAGGATAGTATTGAAAACAACTAGTAATATTAGAGTAATATAGTGAACAATATTGTTTGTTTCTACCCTACCCCACACCTATGTGTATTATAATAAAAACAACCTAAATATATTTTTGTTATATCACTTATCAATACCAATATACAATGAGTTTTTTTTTATTACCAGAAATACATTCACATATAGAGAATATACAATTTCAAACAGACGATAAGGATAACGTATATGTAAGTGTAACATTAAATGATTATTTGAATAAAGTTAAAAAACAACTCGATGATGATTATGAATCATGGGATTTTATTAAACGATATACAAATCCATATGAATATATTCACACAATCGTTCCGAATACAAAATGTTCGGTGAGTAAACTGAAACCATTGTCGCGTTCTTTTTATAAAATGGTTGAATTGACAAATATGTTCAACTTACTGGGCGATTTCAATGCCGCACCCATTAACACATTTCATTTAGCAGAGGGCCCCGGAGGATTTATTGAAGCTACCGAACATTTAAGAAAAAATAGAGACGACAATTATTATGGAATGACATTAATCAACGAAGATCCAAATGTTCCAGGTTGGAAAAAAACTAGTCATTTTCTAGACAGCCATCCAAATATTAAAATAGAATATGGAGCGACGGGGACAGGGGACCTATTAGAAGTAGACAACTTGAAATACTGTAACGACAAATATAAAAATAAGATGGATATCATTACAGCAGACGGGGGGTTCGACTTTTCTATTGACTTCAATAAACAAGAAATATTAGCATCTAATTTATTATTTGCCCAGATCAGTTTCGCAATTTCAATGCAAAAAGTAGGGGGGCATTTTATTCTCAAGGTATTCGATATTTTTACCAAATCAACATGTGATATACTGTATATATTATCAACACTGTATAAACAAGTCTATATAACAAAACCTAATACGAGTCGACTTGCCAATTCCGAGAAATATATTGTTTGTAAGGGGTTTAAGAGATATCCGTCGAGATTAATTACTAAAATCATTGGTATTTATCCATCTCTTAAAGAACGTCCCTTTGTTTCGAGGTTTTTAGACTTTAACTTGGACTACTTGTATATTAATAAAATAGAAGAATACAATGCTATTTTCGGACAACAACAAATTGAAAATATCAACATCACGTTAAACCTCATTTGTTGTAAAAATAAGAATGATCGGTTAGATAATTTAAAAAAAAACCATGTCCAAAAATGTATTCAATGGTGTGAAAAACATAACATCCATCATAATAAGCAAGTGTCTCCTGTGAATATTTTCATGAACCAACATGCGTAATATTGAACCAATGTCGAACCAATATTTATTTTATAGTAATAGTGTATAATGAATAAGTTACTTAAGTTGCTGAATATGCCATTAAAGATGTTGGCTAAGTCGTCGACTATTATGAAAGTAGTCCTCATTTCTGTATTAATGATTTCTATCTACTCGGCCGTGTTTAGAAAAGAATCCATCTATGAGAATTTCGGGAATCCATCCTCGTGTACGTACTATTATATGGAACAATGTGGTCATTGTAAGCGATTTGCTCCAGAATGGGAAACATTTGTTAAAACATATACTGGTCCTGTAAAGTTGCGCAAAGTAGAGGCCAGCGAAGCTGGGGATGATTTGGAAAAGTACAATATTAGTGGGTTCCCAACAATATTAATTATTGATGAAAATGGTGAATATATGGATTATGATGGTCCACGAACAAGCGAGGCGCTAACAAAATTTTTATCTAGTAAATAAAATTATGTGATTATTTTTCACAACTACATGTAAATAAAATATTCAATTGTGTAAATATTTTATTTAGTTGTAACGTAAGTTGTACAATATATCGAATTTTATTCACATTCAATTTACAGATCCCCAGAAAGAGGATAGGTTTTGTCTGGAAGAACATTGTGTATTACCATTCGCACATATCGTTTTTTGTCCGTTTCTTTTCCAACCTAGAGGAGGATTATATTTTGATTTTAAAAAATAGGAAGCACTACCATTGTAGCCTCCTTGATATTTTCCTGCGTTTGCGGCGGCTTCACCAAAAGCATTTCTAAAGGAAGCACCATTTTTTGTAATAGTATCGTATTTCAATTTGGCTAGTCGTGTTCCATTATCTACTGCGCCTTGAGTAGCAAACTGAGCATTACTTGGTTTATAAATTGTTTTTGTACATAAGTTTTTGGTTCCATTTATATAAGGCCATGCGCAATTAGTGGTGTTAAATACTTGAGAACCAGTTGGACTGTCACTTGGATAAATTGGATTACCTTTGCTATCTACATAGTTGTTTCCAGATATATCTTGAATAGACTGCTTTTGACTATATAATTTACATCTTGATTTTAGATAAGCTTTATTGTCACTATAATATGACTTACTTAAAAGAGTCACTGCTGATTTTATGACATTGTTCTCAGGTGTACAACATATAGTCTTTGTGTTATATATTCCCGTTTGGATTGCGTAACCATTATTACCAGGTACAATTACAACAGAACCATTATTTTGAATCTTGTTATTAGTAGTACCTGATGCCACTGGAATATTGGCCGAGGGCTTTATGCTTCTGCTATTAGATTGTAAAAATTTATTATCAAACGTAATATATTGATTATTACCGCTTGTATCACATGAACATATATTATCACCAGTATATCCCCTAAATACAGTCCCCCCTGGTCTATTAACAACGCTAATAGAGGTAGCACTTCTTCCACTTTTCCCGTTTACATTCAATTGTCTTCTCCAATGTTTCATTGGATATGGTCTTCTGCTAGGACCTATGTAGTTTTGCGCAATAGTAAAGTTATGTTCTGCGGATGTTTGAGGATTATGTCCCAAATTTACATTAGGTCTTGAATTACCACCAATTATACCAACTGATACGGCTGGGGCTCCGGTATTGGACGTTCCTTTTATATCAATGAGTTGTTGTTTTGTTGATGTTAAAGTATTCGAATAACTAAAATTAGCAGGTTTAGACATTTAATATATATAGTAACGAAAGAAAATTAACTGTCGGTTTGGATTTTATACTTTTATACTTTTATACTTTTATACTTTTACACTTTACACATTCGAATAGAATATTTCGCATAACCTCATGTCCACCAATTTTATATATTTAAGTATATATATACAATAAATAGAAATGTCTACAGGTAATTTTTTTGAAGAAGTATTAGATGATGTAAAGGGTGTAGAACAAAGAATATTAGGACCAGATTACGAATATTGGAAGCAAATCAAATCGCCTGGACAAATGGGAATGAGTACAGACGGTTCTATTTCAACTATAGCCAAGGACGTAGGAGGCCTAATAAATTATGTTGACTTATTAGTTACTGGCAAAGGAGACGCCTCTTCTACAGGTGGTCCTCTAGGAAATAAGTTTTTTTTAAAGACTGCTGCTACATGTAAAGATAATAAATCAAAAAAACATGTAGATCGGTATGTATATGTAAACAATGTTCCTGACGGTTCTATACCGTTTATCAGTAGTGGTATGAATATGAATTTTGGCGAGTTTGAAGGACTTGTACCTGGAACTTTAAGCAATGTATCTGCTTTAAATCCTATGCTCATATTCCAAGCATTCATGTCTGGTTCAGAACCAGAATGTCAAGAAATTACATTGGAAACAATCGACGTTAATAATCGCAAGGGTACTGAAACAAGACATGTTACTACAACGGATATAAAAAATATGAATTCTTGTGATTTCAGCCCTATATCAGATCGAAACCCGATTACAGGAGAGATATGTCGCGAATCATTTACAAATCGTAAACGCACAAAAATTCCCGATGACTTCTTAGTCAAACTATTCTACGCATCACTCGGTGTGTTAGGTATATACCTACTATTAGGTATCATGAAACGTATCAAAGAGAGAAAATAAACTATTAATGCGTCAGGTGTTCAAAACAATGTATAAACAAATAGTTATGTTGAATCTATTTGTTTATTTACTATTTTTATTTTTATTTTTATTTTAGTAAATTTATCTCTTTCTAGTACTTCTCGTACGCTTTGACATTTTCCTACGTTTCGACATTTTCCTACGTTTCGACGTTTTCCCACGCTTCGATATTTTCCTCTTGTGTGTTTTACCACCCTTTGCTATTCTAGGGACACGATTTGCTTGAATCGTGTTTGTTATCATTTTACTTTTTTCATCCGGTTGAAGTTTATTCCACTTAGAACCATGAATTCTTTGTAAATGTTTTGAAAATGCTTCGACTAATTCTGGATCTTCCTCCATTAGTTGGACTAATTGGCTATGAACTGCTGGATCGTTTTCAGCGCGTTCTTTTAATTGAACTAGTCTATTATTCTCTCTGTCTCTGCTTCGTGTTTTAGCCTTAGTATATGACATATTATATTATATACTAAGATTTTTTGTAATTGGATAAATCAATAAATCAATAAGTATATTGTATTGATTAGTTACTTACTTACGACGGTTGCGAGAACCTTTGCGTCCTTTTCTTTTTTTAGATTGTGTGGAGCGCATTTTTAATCTACGTCTCTTGTTTGTTTTACCACCCTTCAATGTTTTTTTACTTGCCTTGGTACTCTTTCTCTTTTTCTTTCCACCCATAGCAGCAACAGGGCCAGCAACAGGGCCAGCAGCAGGACCGGTAGCAGGACCGGTAGCAGGACCGGTAGCAGGACCGGTAGCAGGACCGGTAGCAGGACCGGTAGCAGGACCGGTAGCAGGA